GCTATGTCTTTGCCCTTTTGAGTGAACTCAGACACATTAACATTGTTAATGCTGTCCACTGCTTGTTTCAGAAAATTGTCGCCAAAAGCCATTTGTTATACTCCTACATTTATTTATTGACAAAATTAACTGAGTAGTTTATAATGAAGAGATATATAAAAAGGAATACTAATGAAAAAAGTCAATTATCTTAATAATAAAGACCTTTTGGAAGAAATTCACAAGTCTAAAACGTCATTTTGTAGTTTTACAGACGATGCTTATTCCAGTTATGATCTGATTGTTAAAAATGTAGATGCAATAAACATAAGATCTGTGGCCCAAGCCAAAAGAAACAAAGCCAAGAAATTAACACAGCAAGAGTACGAAAAACGCAAAGCCGCTAATCCCAAGACCAAATTAAGCGAATGCGAGATAGATTATCGTAAAATAGACAAGGATGATCTGGTGTTCAGAGTGATGACCTATGAGCACGTGCCAGATGAACCTGGCAGAAAAAGAAATCCTAAAACAGTGGCAGATGGCAAGATCAAAGTGAACTTTCCTCCATTTCAGCATTGGAAATATGATAGAAAAGGCAATTTGATTTGTGTGGGCAAAAGTCATTGGGAAGGTGGAATGCAGAATGGTCGTTTTAACAAAGAAGCCGGCAAAGCCACCAACGAATTGGCAAAAATGTGGATGAAACTGTGTGAACGATATGGTACCAGAGGTAACGTGAGAGGTTACACGTACAATGACGAAATGCAGGGACAAGCCATACTGCAATTGGCACAGATTGGTTTACAGTTTGATGAATCCAAATCTAACAATCCATTTGCTTATTACACAGCGGCAGTGACCAATTCATTTGTGAGAATAATCAATATCGAAAAAAGAAATCAAAACATAAGAGATGACATTTTAGAATTGAACAACATGATGCCTAGTATGACCAGACAAACTTCTGGAGACGCATCTATGCCTCACAAAGCAACCAAACCTGCACCGAAAACTAAAACGGTTAACAAACGTAAAAAATAGAGTTGACAAATACAACTTTTTCGTTTATTCTATAGGAAAGTAGGAGATTATTTTGTTCAAGAAATTAGCGGTGTTTACCGATATACACTTTGGATTGAAATCCAATTCAAAATTACACAACGACGATTGCGAAGAATTTATCGATTGGTACATTGCTCTAGCCAAGGAGCATGGTTGCGAAACAGGAATGTTTTGCGGTGACTGGCATCACAACAGAAACAGTGTGAACATAACCACTATGGATGCTTCCATTAGATGTTTAGAAAAGTTAGGCAAAGCATTTGAAAACTTTTATTTCTTTCCAGGTAATCACGATTTATACTACAAAGACAGCAGAGACATTCAGTCCACAGAGTTTGGAAGATTTATTCCAGGTATCACCATGGTGAACGAGATCACAAAGATAGATGATGTGGTGATGGTGCCTTGGTTAATAGGCAATGAATGGAAAAAAGTGGGTAAAATGAAATGCAAATATATGTTTGGGCACTTTGAATTGCCAAACTTTTTTATGAATGCCATGGTGGAAATGCCTGACACAGGCGAACTGCGAGGCAGTGATTTTGTCAATCAAGAATATGTGTTCTCTGGACACTTCCACAAAAGACAGGTCAAAAACAATATCCATTACTTGGGTAATCCTTTTCCACACAATTACGCAGATGTAGATGATGATGATCGAGGCATGATGATACTGGAACACGACAAAGAGCCTGTGTATTTCAATTGGCCAAACTGTCCCAAGTATAGAAATGTGAAATTAAGCACACTGTTAGACAAAACAAAAGAAATAATGAAAAGCAAGATGCACTTGCGAGTCACATTGGATATTGATATCAGTTTTGAAGAAGCCAGTTATATCAAAGAAACTTTTATGAAGGATTATGATTGTAGAGAAATCACATTGATTCCAAGCAAAAAAGATGAGGAAATCAATACAGAATTGGATATCACAAAGTTTGAATCTGTAGATCAGATTGTGTCCAAAGAAATTGAAACCATAGAATCAGATGCTTATGATAAAGCAGTGTTGCTAAAAATATTTAGAGATTTAAACAATGATAGTAATTAAAACACTTACAGTTAAAAACTTTATGAGTGTGGGTAATCAAACCCAAGCCATAGACTTTCAGCAAAAACTGTTAACATTGGTATTGGGTGAAAACCTAGACATGGGTGGTGATGATGCAGGATCACGTAATGGTACAGGTAAAACAACCATTGTGAATGCGTTGTCTTATGCACTGTATGGGGAAGCACTCACAAAAATACGTAAAGACAATCTTGTAAACAAAACCAACGGTAAAAATATGTTGGTCACAATCACATTTGAAAAAGACGGTAAGAATTATAAAGTAGAGCGTGGTCGAAAGCCCAACGTGATGAAATATTTTATTGACGAGGAAGAACAGGAACTTTCAGATGTAAGTCAAGGAGATTCACGTAAAACACAGGAAGATTTGAACAGAATGATTGGAATGAATCCTAAGATGTTCAAACACATTGTGGCGTTGAACACATACACACAACCATTCTTAAGTTTACACGCCAACGAACAACAGGACATTATCGAACAACTGTTAGGAATACAACTGCTGTCTGAAAAAGCAGAGATATTGAAAACTCACATCAAAAGCACAAAAGAAGATATAGCATTAGAAACCGCACGTTTAGAAGGAATAAAAATATCCAATGAAAAAGTGGAAGAAACAATACACAGTTTACAAAATAAAAGCAGTGCTTGGCAAAATCAAAACAGCACAGACATTGAAAAATTAAAAAAGAATTTAAAAGAATTAGAAGCAATTAACATTGACAATGAATTAGAAGCACATCAAAAACTGGATGACTGGACAAAATTAAATGATGCATTGAGACAATTACAAAAAGATCGTGCTGGTTTGGAAGCAACCATTGAACAAGCAGACAAAACAGCAAAAAAACTGCACACAGATTTAGAAAAATTAAATCACAAAGCCACGTGTTATGCGTGTGGACAGAATCTGCCTCAAGATAAAATTGAAGAAATGCAGAGAAAATTAGAAGAAGAATATGGTGAAGCCAACAGTTATGTGATGGAATTGGCAGATCAATTAGAAGCCACTCTTAAAGATATAAAAACTGTGGGAGATTTGACACAAAGACCGGACACATATTATGACACATTAAAAGAAGCATATGATCACAGACAGTATGTGGAATCTATCAAAACAGCATTGAACAACAAACAAGAAGAAACTAATCCATATTTGGATCAGATAGAAGAATTAAAAAATCAAGCAGTACAAGAAATCAATTGGGACACTGCCAATGCACTACAAAAATTAAAAGAACATCAAGAATTTTTGTATAAACTGCTTACAAACAAAGATTCCTTCATAAGGAAAAAGATAATTGATCAAAACTTAACCTTCTTGAACAACAGGTTGACACACTACTTGGATCAATTGGGTCTTCCACACTTGGTCACATTTAAAAATGATTTGAGTGTGGAGATCACACAACTGGGTCAAGAATTAGATTTTGATAATTTGAGCAGAGGTGAACGTAATAGATTGATATTGGGTTTAAGTTTTGCATTTAGAGATGTTTGGGAAAACTTGTATCAAAACATCAACTTGCTGTTCTTGGATGAATTGATAGATTCTGGTATGGATTCAGCAGGTGTTGAAAGTGCTCTGGCTATTCTTAAGAAAATGAGCAGAGAATCAGGCAAAAACATATTCTTAATCAGTCACAAGGATGAATTAATAGGACGTGTGAACAATGTGTTGAAGGTGATCAAAGAAAACGGCTTCACAGCATATGCTAACGACGTGGAAACTTATGACCATACAAGATGATACTCACGATAAACTCACCAAAGCATACATGGCATACTTCAAGGCAAACGAAAAGTTTGCTGAAAGGCGAAGCCTTGCTACCAAAGTAGCCGCCAGAAAGGCGCTCGCGGAAATTAGAATTTTGGCACGTCAAAGACGTAAAGAGCTGGAAGACCAATATAAAACATCACGAATTCAAAAACAGCAACAGCAAAAAAAATAATCAGTAAGTAAGTTCATGCCATGGACTTATCAAGGTAAAACACTCGACACACTGCCAGAAGACTGCGAAGGATTTGTATATCTTATTACAAATACAACCAATGGTAAAATGTATGTGGGTAAAAAACTAGCGAAATTCAAGAAGACACGTCCGCCTCTCAAGGGCAGGATAAACAAACGTAGAAGCAAGGTGGAATCGGACTGGAAGGACTATTGGGGTTCATCAGATCATCTACTTGCTGACGTGGCACAATTAGGCGAAGACAAATTCACAAGGGAAATACTGTACATCTGCAAATCAAGAGGCGTAATGAGTTATCTCGAGGCTCGAGAACAGTTCGAAAGACGAGTACTAGAATCCGACGACTACTACAATGGCATCATCAATGTCAGGGTAGGAGGTTCCCGAATCCTTAAAGAAGAATTAAAAAAGTACAACAAGGCATAACATAGCAACACAACTGATCTACGGATCCAGGAAATGCAGTCGATAAGACGTTGGGTGAATCCTGAGTTGCAAGTCAAGTGCTAACTAAGGCACAAAAGAAGATGCTCTGTGAAAAAGATACAACATCACAACTGATCACTTTGTTTGTGAAGGGTGGGTCAGTTGCCCGTGACTAATGAAGTCTGGAATAGGGAGTTGGCGGGTCACCGCTTCCGTCCGCAAGGAATTTCCTCTCACACAATGGTAGGCTCATCTCGCATGAAGCAACATACTTTACCCGTTGCTGGGTGAAGTATGGATCAACTATCTGCATGATGCACGACATAACTTCGTTATGTGATTGTTTAAATGCTTGAGCGTGAGCGAAAAGCAGAACGACGCAGTCGTTCTTAAACACTAGGATCAAATGATTCACAGTCCAACCACAAACTCTTATCAGGATCTGCTGATGTTACATGACGCAGTTTGGTATGACTCCAATTTCTAATCTCTAATTCTTTTAACACTGCATCTGAATACACGTGTATCACGTCTGGTTCTAATTTTAATATCTGTCTGATGGCATCTGGATCTGGTTTGGATTCGTATGTCTGTATCACTGTGCATTCTGGTAGGTGTGAAAAATCTCGTGCATACTTGTCTCCACGGAGCCAAGTGA